GGTGGCTCGACCCAAAACGGCGGGTGAAACCCCCGACCGAACCTGTTGCGATAGTCCCGCGACTGGTCCAGCCGATGGGACCGGATGACGATGATGATATTGCGCTGCGGAAACCCCGCGCGCGGGTGGGAGCAAAATGACCACCCTGCCACAGATGATCGGTGAGCCCGACCGACGCACCTACATCGGTGGATCTGACGCCGCCGCCATACTTGGCGTCGGTGCCTACGATCGCACGCCCTACTCGACATACCTTGCCAAAATCGGTGAGCACCCGGAATCCATGTCCGAAGAAAAAAAACGCTTCCTTGAGCGACGCAGGCGCTGGGAAGAGCCCATCGTGCAGATGCTGCGCGAAGAGTTCGGCGGGAAGATCGTGAGCACCAACAAGAGATACATACACCCTGAGCATGCCTTCATCGCCTCAGAGATCGACTTCGAGTGGATCGACGAACGCAGTGGAAACGTGCAGAACGGCGAGATAAAAACGGTCAGCCCGTTCGCGTTCGGCGAGAGCCGGGGGTGGGGAGAGCCCGGCACCGGAGACATTCCGATCCACTACTACGCACAAGCGATGCACGGAATGATGGTCACCGGCCGCGACCAGTGCGTTGTCGCAGCAATGGTTGGTCTCGATTCATTCTTTTTCTACGTGATAAATCGCGATAGCGAGACCATCTCGTCCATGCTCAGTGCCGAAATCGACTTCTGGGAGAACCACGTCCTGACGAAGACGCCGCCAGACCCGATCTCTCCAAGGGACGTGTCTCTTATGTTTTCGCGGCACAACGGCAAGCCGGTCATCGCGGATGACAGCATGGTTGCAATGCTCGGCCGGATCGACGGCTTGCGACAACGCGCCGCAGAGATCGACGGCGAGTTGAGCGAAACGGAACTGGAACTCGGCATCGCGATTGCGAAACAGTGGGGGATCAATCCGCCAGAGGAGCCCAAAGACGACGCCACGATAATCCACAACGGCAATACCGTGGGGTCTTGGCGCAAGACGCGCGGGACATCACTCGACCAGAAGCTGCTGAAGGAAAAGCACCCTGATCTGGTGAAGCAATTCACTAAGGAATATTTTTACCGCAAGTTCTACATCAAGAGAAAATAGGAGAGCAAAATGTCGGCAAATATCGCAACACATTCAGCAGTATTCGGCGGGTCAGTCAGCGCACCGGTATCCAATTACGGGGAAATCGCCGCCACCGCAATCGCCGCGCAGGCCAAGGCGATGGTGGAGTCGCGCTATGTCATGGCGCTGAAGCGCCCCAGAAACTGGGACCAAGTCAGGCAGGACTTGCTGAAGGAATGCAAGCGGCCGTCGTTCGCGAACAACAAGTCGTCCCTGTATCGGAAGCCGATAGGGAAGGGGGTCGAGGGGCTCGGCATACGGTTCGTCGAAGTTGCGCTGCGCTGCATGACGAACGTCTTGTGTGAGAGCGTGATGGTCTACGCAGACGACCAGCGCGAAGTGCATCGGGTGTGCGTCACCGATCTCGAAAACAACAACACATGGCCGATCGACATCACCGTCAGCAAGACGGTCGAGCGGTCGCGCCCGGGCGACGACGGCGCGTTCGTATCAAAACGCACGAACTCCTACGGCAAGGAAGTTTTTACCGTGCTGGCGACAGAGGATGAGTTACTCAACAAGCGGCTGGCGCTTATCTCGAAAGCCATGCGCACGGCAGGACTCAGGGTGATCCCCGGAGACCTGCAAGACGAGGCCGAGGAAATTATTCGGTCGGTGCGTCTCGACGAGGCCGCCAAGGATCCTGACGCGGCACGTAAACAGATCATCGACGCGTTCGGGGAAATGAGTGTGCCAGCCGCGGCTTTAGAGGCATACGTCGGGCATACGCTCGATACCTGCAGCCCGGCTGAACTGGTGGAACTGCGCGGCCTCTATGGAGCGATCCGCGATGGCGAGACAAGCTGGAAATCTGCCGTAGATGCCCGCGACGATGGCAAGCGGAAGACGCCAGATCCGAAGGTCGCCGGCGTGGATGGCGATAATAAATCCACGTCGTCCACCATGAAGACGGCCGCTGCCCGGGCGGCTGCCCGGGCGGCCTCCGCGAAATCCGAGAAACAAAACGAGGAGAAGGGGAAACCGCCGGCCGACGGTGGGCTGCGCGAACTGCGCGACATCCATGGTCGCGCATTGGTCGGGGACGACGGGCTGCCACTAGTAACGTCGATGAATCCACAAGTGGGCGAGATACTCGACGCTGATCGAGGGCCGCCGAACTTGGTCTCTGGCGTGGTGGTAGCGGTCAGCGACACGTCAATCATGGTCAGACCACTTCCCCATGACTGAGCAAGACACTTACAAATACGACCCGACTCCAAAAGTTATAGACCCTGACGCATGGAAGAGGCTGGCAACGAACAGCTTGCAGAGTGGGCGAATCATTTACGGTGGCGCTGCCGGCGGTGGCAAGTCGCACTGGCTGCGCATGGCCGCGGTGATCTGGTGCGTTGAGATCGCTGGGCTGCAGGTATACCTGTTCAGGCGGGTCATGGAAGACTTGGTCAAAAATCACATGGAGGGCCCGAAGGGGTTTCGCAACATGCTCGCCCCTATGGTCTTGACTGGAGCAGTGCAGATCGTCGAGGACGAAATACGCTTCGCCAACGGGAGCCGCATCTACCTGTGCCACTGCAAGGATGAAAATCACCGCTACAAATACCACGGGGCCGAGATCCATGTTCTCATGATCGATGAGTTGACGACGTTCACCGAGCGAATCTACAGATACCTGAGGTTCAGGGTGCGCATGGTCGGCCTCAAGAGTGAGAACAGGGTGCCGACAAAATACCTGAAGGGGTATTACGGCCCCGACGGGGAGATCAACGAATTCGACTTGTTTCCGCGTGTCGTCTGCAGCAGCAATCCGGGCAATATCGGGCATCACTTCGTCAAGCGGTCTTTTCTGGACGTACCGTCCCCGACCGTGCCGTGGAAGACACCGGACGATGAGGGCGGAATGGTGCGTGTCTATGTGCCGGCCCGCCTCGAGGACAACCCATCGATGTTCGACGATGACCCGGATTATCGACAGCGCATGCGTGGACTGGGCGATCCGGCGCTGGTGCGCGCGATGGAGGATGGCGACTGGAACATCGTGGCCGGCGGGTTCTTCACCGAATTCCACCGCACGACACATGTGCTCAAGGCCGCGTCGCTGCC